GTGAGTTTCGGTAAGCATGAACCAATGCCAGATGTTCAAGAAGATGAGATGGGTGCTAGTGATGCATTAGATGCTGCAGTTGATGATCTTGACAACGGTGAATTAGATGGAAGTGCTGATGCAAGTGATTTAGGTAAATTATCTAAAAAAGATAAGAAGAAAGCATTCAATAAAGTTGAAAAGATGGCAGAAGATGGGATTCCTGATGTTGCTGATCTTGATAATGATGGTGAAATCTCTGGATATGAAGAAAAAAGACATAATGCAATTCAAAGCAATATGGATGAAGATGAAAGTGGTGATGCTTTAACTAGAGCAATTCAAGCTGCAATTGAAATAGCTGAAAGAGATGGTGATAAAGAAAGAGCTGAAAGGTTAAGACATCAATTACCACATGCATCAATTGATGTTGCAGAGAAAAAAGAAGTTGGATTTGCTAAAATGGGTGAACCAATGGGTGGTGGAGTGAGAAAACCACAAGGTTCTGCAATAACATATCAAGATGTTCCAAGTGGAAGTCAAAAAACTCCACAGGATGTTTCTAAGCAGCATAATCCTGAATATTTAAATATGAACGAATCTGAAAAGAAAATCAGAAAATATGTTCAGAACAAACTTGCTGAGATGGCTGGTAAAAAGAAACCATCTATTAATGAAAGTAAATCAACTAAACTAAAGGCTTTAGATAAAATGATCGAAGAACAATACGGTCTGTACAATAAGAAAGTCAAAAAGTAATACATGAGTAAATCAGATGATTTAAAACTCGTATATGTTCTCAAAATTGGATATAATTCAATGGGTGAGGGCTTATACGAGTTTATTTTTGCTAAAGATATTGCCCCTATTATAGCAGAGGATAACATTAAAGATTCATTGTGGGATGAAGTTCCTGCATCATCTAAAGATAATGCACTTGTTCCTACTGATGATATGATTGATGCTATATATTCATTAAAAACAAAAGAATTTGACTTATGGTGTTTACATGAATCAAATGACAGATCATACCTTGATGGTGTATATACTATTCATTGTTTAGCATATGAACAAGAAATACAGGCTGATTATGAATTTGATGATTATGAAGCCATGTTTGATGGTGAAGAAGAAGAGGACACACCAATACTAGTATTTCACTTTGGAATGACATATCAGGACGTATCAGATTTACTATACGCACGTGATATACTACTCGAAAAAACCTCCACTATAAAAGCTTAATGTACATATTTCATCATTCAAGTATTTATTATTATAAAATACTATAAATAATGAGTGAAATATTAGAAGAAAACGATGATAGTAAATTATCATATGAAGATAAACTAGAAATAGAAAAGGAACAGCGAAGAGAATTAATTAAAAAACTTCGTGAAGAGCAAACTTCATATGAATCTATTATTGTAACCGAAGACGGTGACGTAAAAACTGCAAGTCAGTTAAATTACGAAGAACAACTAGTTGAGATTAGAAGATGTGCTTTTGATCCAGTTTATTTTATTGAGACATATCTTACCGTATTCGATCAAATGCAAGGTGATGGTGGTAAAATTGTACCATTTAAAATGTTTCCCTTCCAAAAAAAACTAGTAACTGAATATCAAAATCATAGATTTAACATTGCCAACAAATACAGACAGGCTGGTATATCAACCACAACCTGTGCCTATCTAGCTTGGTATCTAATGTTTAACGAAGATCGTTCAATTGCGATTGTAGCAAACAAATTAGAAACAGCACAAAACGAATTAATGAATGATGTAGTTGATTTCATCGACACATCACCTGAATGGTTAAGACCATCGGCAGATAAAAAAGATACACAAAAACTAAAATGGTATTCTAACGGATGTACTCTCGGTGCATTTTCTGCAACTGCAGGTCTTCGTGGTTATACTCCAACACTTATTTTCTGGGATGAAACAGCATGGACAGCTAACTCAGGTAAATTCTGGGAAGCAGCAGGGCCTTCATTACAAACAGGTGGTGGTGCAATATTTGTATCAACACCAGCAGGTCTAGATGAAGTATTCTACAAATACTTTGATGGTGCACGTAAAGGTAAAAATGATTTTAATGCAGTACAACTTTGGTGGTTTAATGATCCAAGATACATCAACAATAGAGAAACAGGTGAAAATGAATTAGAATGGATTAAAAATGCTGGTCGTGATGATGAAATCAGAATAAAAGATGAAGATTGGAGTGACGAAAAGCGTATCCAAATGATGGATGACGGATGGACTGCATGGAGTCCTTGGTATCAGGAACAAGTTCAAGCAGCTAATGGTGATATGCGTAAAGTGGCTCAAGAGCTTTTATGTTCATTCCTTGGATCAGGTGATAACTTTATTTCCGAACAATACATTAGACATATTGAAGAAAATACAGTATCAACACCAATACGTCAAGATTATATTGATAAAAACATGTGGATTTGGGAAGACCCAGAAGAATTAGAAGATTATTTAATGGGTATTGATGTATCATCTGGTCATGGTGATGATTATTCGACTATCAACATATTTAAAATCAATGAAATTACCGAAGAAAAAGTAATCTTTAAAAATGGTAAGAAAAAGAAACAAAAATTTACCGTCCATAAAGCAGTCCAAGTAGCTGAATATTATGGTAAATTATCACCTCAAGAATTAGGTGAAGTTGCATACACATTCGGTACTCAATATAATAATGCATATGCAGTGGTCGATGTTACTGGTGGATATGGCTCACAAACAGTCGTAAAGCTTTTTGAGCTTGGTTACGAAGTGAGTCGAGTACATCATTCAGAAATTACACATAAGCCAACCAGAGACAAGCTAAATGGCTACATCCAGCAATCAACTAAAAAATTACCTGATGGAACAGAGTCTAAAGTAGACTTAGTACCGGGTTTCTGGATAGGTGGTAACCGAGGTGTTGTACTTACGGAGATGGAACGTGTGATTAGAATGGAAGAAATCTTTATTAATTCAGTTCGATTATTAAATGAGTTAAAAACATTTGTAACTGTAACTGGATCACGTGTTGCCGATCACAAACGTAGTTTTCATGATGATTCTATCATGGGTATGGCTATTAGTATTTATGTAGCAAACTTTGAGAAAATGAAGTATAATGTTTCTCCATCTAAAACGAAGAAAATGTTAGATGCATTAGTCACATTTAATTCACAAGAAGGTGAGGAACGCAATAGAAATAATAATAAAATACAACAAGAAAGAGATAATCCATTCGGTCAACATTCATGGATGATGAAAGGATTAAAAAGATAAAAGTATTTATACAATATGAGGTTTTTGGCTAAACCAATAGTATTTATAAAAAACTATAAAATTTTATATAATGGCAGATAATAAAAAAACAATATTTCAAAGTTTAGAGTCAGTATTAGACCCATTTGGTGGCACAGGTGCACCAGACAAAAATCAACAGCGTATTATTATCAAAGGTAAAACACCTGAAGATGTAAAACGTAGGGCTTTAGAAATTGAGCAGCAGCAGGAACTTAATAGTAAGTTCACAAAACTTAATGATCATGGCTTTCAAAAGGCAATGCAATATGAAGCTGCACGTTTACCAGCTTATTTAGATTATGAAGGTATGGAATATTACCCATTAATCGCATCTGCATTAGATTTATTTATGGAAGAAGCTACTACTATCGACAAGGATGGTAAAATGCTTAAAATATATTCAGACAAAGAAAGAATTAAGCAACATTTAGAAGAATTCTTCTATGATATTATTAATGTAAATGTTAACCTACCATTTTGGACTCGTAACTTACCTATTGATGGTGACTCTATGATACCATTATTAGATGGAACTGAAATGTCAATAAAAGATATTTCTGAAAAATTAAAAAATAACTCACAAGAAGATATTTGGACATATAGTGTACAGACCGAAACTAATAATATTGTTGGAGGAAAGATTGTATGGTGTGACAAAACAAGAGAAAACACACAACTTGTAAGAGTTACTTTAGATGATGGTACATATATTGATACTACACCTGATCATGAATTTATGACTAGAAGTGGTGAGTTTCTAAAGGCAAAAGATTTAAAAGCTAATCAAAGTCTAATGCCTTTTTACACTCGTAATAGTGAAAAACCTAAAGATAGTATACATGGATATGAAAAAGTCTATAATCCAAGTAGTAATCACTATAAATATACACATAGCATAATTGCACATGAATTTCGTAGGGATATAACTGAAGAGAAGAAAACAGGTTTAACATATGATACTCATCATGTGGATTTTAATAAACTAAACAATCATCCAAACAATCTACAGAGGTTATCTAGAGATGAGCATTTTTCATTACACAGAAAAATTGCACTTGATAATTTACACACACCTGAAATGATTGAAAAAAGATTAAAAGGTATTGATAAGTATTTGAGATCAGATGATAGAAAAAAATATTTATCTGAAAAAATGTTAGGTATATATCCTGAATATTTTAAAGAATATAATAATTCTGAACTTCATGAAAGTCACAATAAAGTACGTAGTGAAAAAATGAAACAATATTGGTCTGATAAGAACTATAAACATTCAACTAAAGAAAAAATGATATTATTTCTATCAGATAAATGTGTGAGTATTATTAATAAAATTATATGTGATTCAAACAGATATATTTCAAAGAATGAATTAGCAAAAACACTGAAAAATGATAATGAATTCTTTTATGAACTTGATAAATACAATCAACAAAATAAGAGAGATAAAAAGAAATCTATAAACGGTAAAACCCTTAATGAGTTATTCATTAGAAAATTCAATCTCACATATCAAGAATATGTTATAACTGTTAATCCAAAAATTTCTGAAGATAGCACATACAAAAAAGCATGTAATATCAGTAAAAGTAAAATAATTAATCACAAAGTAGTTTCAGTCGAATATTTGAATAATAAAAGAGATGTATACTGTATGGAAGTCGTTGGTATAGATGGCGAACATGATAGACATAATTTTGCAGTTTGTACAAAAAATATAGATGGGTCTTATTCAAGAAATGGTGTATTTGTATCCAACTGTAAATACGGAGACAACTTTGTTTATCTAAAAGGTAAAAAGAAAGAAGGTATTACCCATGCTAAACAAATGGTTAATTATGAGATGGAACGTATTGAAAGAGTAAAAGATAATAAATCACATCTTTATTTTAAACAACGTGAAACTGGTCAAGAATTTAAATTACTTGAGATGGCTCACTTTAGATTGTTAGGTGACGACAAGTACTTACCATATGGCTCTTCAATTCTTAATAAGATTCGTAGAGCATTTAGACAACTTATTATGGCAGAAGATTCCATGCTTACCTACCGTATTACTCGTGCTGGTGAAAAAAGAGTCTTTAATATTGATGTCGGTAACATGGATGAAGACGATATCCAAGAATACATGGGTAAAGTTATTTCTGGCTTTAAGAAAAAACAACAAGTCTATCCTGATGCAGGTCAGATCGATTATAGATACAATATTTTAGGAGTAGATGAAGATTATTTTATGCCTAAAAGAAACGGAAGTAACATGTCATCTATAGAAACATTACCGGGTGCTTGTCTATCTTTAGATACTAAAATTGAATTGCTTGATGGTAGATCACTTTCATTAGCAGATATAATCGATGAGTATGATAGTGGTAATACATTGTGGACTTATTCAATTGATTTAGAATCAGGTTCTATTGTACCTAGTCCAATAACATGGGCAGGTATAACTAGAAAGAATACCGAGGTTCTTAAATTAACATTAGATAATGGTGAAACAATTACATGTACACCTGACCATAAATTTCCAGTGAAATATGGTGACTATGTTGAAGCTAAAGATTTAAAAATGGGTCAATCATTATGGGCATTTAATCAACGTAAAGAAAAAATTAAAAAACACTCTAAACAAGATTATAATCAAATATATGATCATAATTTAAATGAATGGGTTTTTACACATAGAATGGTTGATGAATTCAATAACGGATTGAACAATAAAAAAAATACAGTATTACATCATGTAAATTTTAATAGATATGACAATACACTAGATAATTTAAAAAGAATGGATTCTATCGAACACTTCAAACTTCATGCTAAATTTAGTAGAATCGGTAGTGATGCATATTCAGATAAATATCATAATGATGAAGAATTTCGTGAAAGAATAAATGATAATTTAAGTGAATCTAGAAAAATCTATCATAATAAATTAAAAAATGACATAGATTTTTCTAGTTCAGTTAAACAAAAACAATCAATATCAAGAATTAATTATTTAAATAATTTAAATCAAGAAGAATTTTTACAAGCAATTGCTCATCTGTCAACAGAGGGATCAAGAGTTAAATCAATTGAAACATTTAGAAATAATCCTAATTATAATGAAATTATTAAAAATAGAACAGCGAAGCAAATAAATACAAAAAGTACTACTGATTGGAAAATTAAAGCATCTAGAATTGCAAAAAATAGTTGGAAAAATAATGAGTATGTTAAAAGTGTAATTGAACCACAGACATTAAAATATTCAGAAAAATTAATTGATTTACTTTTAAATTATAGTGATGAATATAATACTTTAACAGAAATACTTGAGAATAAAATTAATGTAAATAATAGTGAATTTAAAAAATTATTTATTGATTTAAATATTAATAATAAACAATTTTTAGGAAAATTCAATAAAATTACAATCAATAACATTAAAAAATTATTAAAATATTATGGATATAAAAATTGGAGTGATTTTAAATTGAAAAAACAATATTATAATCATAAAATAATTAATATAGAATTTTTAAGTGAAAAAGTTGATACTGGTACATTAACTATTGATGGAGATAATTCATATCATGGAATACATAACTTTCCATTGTCATGTGGTATATTTACAAAAAATTCTAACTTAGATCAGATTGCAGATATTCAGTATTTACGTGATAATCTATTTACAGGTTTAGGCGTTCCAAAGCCATTTTTAGGATTCCAGCAAGCAGCAGGTGATGGTAAGAATATGGCACAAATGGATATTAGATTTGCTAAAAAGGTAAATAGAATACAGCAAGCCATTGTTCAAGAATTAAATAAGATGGCTATGATCCATTTATATCTACTTGGATTTAAAGATGACTATCAGAATTTCTCATTAAGTTTAACTAATCCATCTACACAGCAAGAAATGCTAATGGGTGAGATGTTACAAGCTAAAGCACAGATATATACTGAGGTTACAAGAAACGAAGGTGGTATTGCAGCTATGTCACATACTAACGCTAAAAGACTACTGTTTAATAGTTCTGATGAAGAAATTATTAATGACTTTAAAATTCAGAGAATGGAAAGAGCATTATCACAAGAATTACAAGATACACCATTGGTTATTCCAAAAACTGGTGTGTTTAAAGATTTGGATGATAAATATGGTTCTGATGAAATACCTCAAGGAGCACCAAAAGGTGGAGAAGGTATGGGAGGTGATATGGAAGGTGTTGATGAACCTAATATACCACCAGCAGGTGATGCTGGTGAAAATGCACCACAAACCCCTGCTGACTTACCACCGATTGAAAGTGTTCAACGTAAAAAGCCAAATATGAGTGATGAAGAGTATGGTTCATTACTAGAAAAAATGGTAAAGGGTGATACTAAACTAACTATAAATAAGAAAAAGAAAGATCGTGAAGTTATCAATGAAAACACTGAAAAAGTTAAAGGTTCTAATGATAGAGCAATTAAAATGGCAAGTGAAATAGAGTCTTTATTAAAAAAGAATGACAATAGCCTTAATGAGGATGAAACTCTTAAAGAGGCGATTAATGGTGAAAGACTTCAAAAACTTATAGACGAAAACATGAAAAACATATCTAAATTCCATGTTAGCGATAGTAAACCAGAAAAAAAAGATGATCAAGAAGATGAAGAAGAAGATAAGAAATAATATTTTATATAAATAAAAGTATTTATAAACAACTAATTAGGTATTATTATGAAGAATATAAATATAGGTATTGCTAAATCAATAGTTTCGGGTAAATTACGAGACGACTTTATCTCAACTAAGCAAATTAATGAGTCAAAAAATATTGCATCTCATTTTTATTTTTTAATTGAAAACTCAGAGGTTTTACGCAATCAATACAATATAT